CTCCGAATCTTGTTGGCGATGTTGATGGCAAAGGATCTGTTTGCTGCCTTCTTGTCCCTGCCTTCCAGAGGAATGCCCTTGAACGCAATCCACTCCTGAATCGGGCGGATAGGTGGACGCTTGTCCCGGTATTGGAATGGAGAGTTAGGCGCACGCTTGCTTGAGTTTGCACCCTTGACACCGAGGTCCACGAACTTCCAGTAATCCGCTGCCTCAATAGCGACAACGAAGGACTGGTCGTTTAGGGATATAGGGGTAACGGTGATGGACTGCGAAAGGGCGTTGCTTGCGATGGCGTTCGACTTGGCAAGGTTCTCCTTTGCAAGACGGACTACCCCTTCCAGCCACTTGACCACTAAGGCGTGGGACTTGTTTTCAATGGCTCCATCTTCGAGGGCTACACCAAAGTCGGCAAGGGCCTCCCTTTGGATGTCGGTCAGTTTCTTGCCTGACCCACCAACAAAGACGTTGAACTCCATGTGGGTAAATGTCCCCCGTGCTGGAATGTGTCTATCTGCGTCTTGCTCGCTCCGCTTCCATCCTCTCCGCTTCCAAGATGTCGTGAATCAGCAGGGCATAGTTCAAGAACTCCACCGCCTTCATGGCAAAGATGGCATCGAACTTTAGCACGTCCTTGTTTGCCATCCGCCACACCACCATAAGCCATCCGTAGCCGGCAAGCGGGCTTACGTCAGCTCCCCTGCCGTCTTCATCAGGTGCTTGGAATAGTCGCTCAAAACTTTCAAGTAGGATTCTGAACTTAGCAAAAAAAAACTGACAACCCCCCAAACGTCGCCCACCTTGGCGTGCTTCTTCATGAGTTCGGCTCGCTCCGCATGGGCAGCCCCGTCGTACTTTTTCGGGAAGAATCCGAATAGACCGCCCTCCCGGCACAGGGTCGCCATGATTCGATGTAGGTTCTGCAACAACTGCTTCTCGTCCGTCGTGTTTGCGTCCATTAACTCTATCAACTGACCGGCCGTCAACTCATCCGTGAAGACCGTTGGGATCCACCACTTGCCCCCGGCTTTGAACTTTCGCTTGTACCCAAGGGCAGGCAATGCGTTCCACTCACTGATAATAGCCTTGTAACGCTTTAGGACGCTCTTGGCGGGCATTTCTCTCACGAATGATATATCGACCCCCTCAACGATTGCAACGACTCCTGCACGCTTGTCGTAGTCCCCAAGAACGCTGCTGAACTCAATGGCTCCGATGCGTTGGAACTGGTCGATGGTCAGGTCTTGGAGTTTCATAACTTGACAATCCAAGAGGTGTCGGTGAAGTATTGCAGGGGTTCACCGAGGCAGTCCATGACCGCCTTCAAAACTTCGGGCATATAGGAGTCGTGGCCTGCGATGTAACCGCCCGGCTTAACCTTGGGCTTCCAAGCGTTGATGTCTTCCACGACCGAGGCGTAGGAATGGTCAGCGTCAACGTACACGAAGTCAAGAGAGCCATCGGCATATTGCTTGGATGCCTCAACGCTGGTCATCTTAACCTTGGCGATGTTGGGGTAGTTCGCAAGCATTGAGTCAAACATTTGCTCGGCTTGTGCTACTGCGCCCCAAGACCAAGGGTCAATGCAGTGCAACTCTCCGCAGTGAAGTGCAATTACACGACTGCTGACCCCTGAAAAGCATCCAACCTCTACGCATTTGTCCGTTGGCTTGAGGTACTTTTGGCAAAGGTCAATGAGGCCGTCCACCTTATTTTCATTCTCAAGGGCGGTCCAATAAACCCTCGGTGTATTGCGTAATTCCTGCAAGCGTTCGGCTTTGTCTTGTTTCATCGTAAATAGTTGTAAAATGAAAGGTATTGTTGAATTGTTTTAACGCTTTCGGTCTTGGCTCGCATCTCTTGTGCAAAGTAGCCATCCGCATCATATCGGTTGAAAATCCATTGAGAGTCGCCTATGACTTTGCGGTCAGCCATAAAAGACCCGGAGTCAATGTGGCCGAGATGCCACTCACCTGCATTTAGACGGTGTAGGCCGTCTTTGTGGCACTGCTTCCAACATACCAAGTCTTCGGTGCAGTCCTTGACCGCTTCCCAAAAATCAGGATGCAGGATGGTATCATCATCAATTTGTAAGACATAGCCACCTTGAATCAGTTTGTTTGCGAAGTTCCTTTGGGCGTGTCCAGCAGAACCTCCTTCAACGTGGTAGGAGTGTGCCTCTGCATTTGCAGGAATTTTAACGGATGGAACCTCGTCTGCATCAAACACCACAATCCACCTGTAATGATTCTTGGGAATGTTTATTGAATCCGCAATGGCCCCAAGGCTTTCGGGTCTTGAGCAGGGTGTAACGATGTTGATGAAAGACATTAGAAGGTTATGACAAAGCGTTCGGGCGAAGGCCAACCGGGGTTGGTGTCGTGAACCTTCGTGTCAGGCTTCTTGCCAATCCAATGCTCTGCCTGCCAACGGTGGTCCCGTACAGGTTCGCCCAGTTGCTTGATATGCTCGGACTTGGCCCACCAATAGGTTCCACCAAAGTAGGGGTAGCCTTCGGGGTTGTTGTGATCAGCCATGTGAGGGAACTGCTCTTTGGTAATCCAATGGCAGCCGACTGCATCCACGCCTTCGAGCAGTTGCAAGCAGCGTTCCCAAGCCACTACGTTGAAGAAAGTCATGCTACGATTCCAAAGTTGGTTGATAAGCGATGGGTCGCTTGCTCCCTTCGTGTGGGCGTACAGGTACACGGCTTCCTCTTCCTGACTTGCCCGGTACATTTCAGTCAGCGTCGCCTGTTCCCAAGCGTTGGTCCGGGTAACCACTATTTTAATCTTCGGGGCAACCATCGAGCCTTCCAGCACCTCCTTGACCGCTTTGCGTTGTTCGGGTGGACCGACGATGCCGACCCTTATCTCATCCAAGACGTTGATAAGCCCGTAATTGCAGACGGCCATCATGTGCTGGTTTAGAATTAACTGCCAATTCCCTCCGCAGTAGATGTGGTAATAGTGAACGACTTTCATACTAATCCATCCAAACACCATCATGCGTCAAATGCCAAAAGCGATGCCTAATGACTTGAAGGATTAGGCCAAGCAGCGAGTTAGCGTAGTAAACGCCAGCCTCGCAATGCAGTTCAAATTTGTAATGTTTGTTCATTGAAGCAGCAGGGTTAGAAGGGTGATGATGAAGAAAACGGCTGCAACCGTCTTCCCGATTTCGATGATCAGGTCAAGGATGCGTTCGGGGTTCATGCCTCAAAGTTAAACCACAACATACTTCCCAGAGTTACTGACCCTTAACTTGTTGAGTGCCACATACCGCATAGCGTCGCAGGCGTGGTTGAATGAATCAATCGGGACCCCCGTGTTCTTGCCCTCCTTATCCGTCGCCCAAGTGTAGGACCGCAGTTCCTTGATCAGGTTGGTCGAGTCCTTGGTAACCTGCAATTTAAAGCGTTTGAGGATGTCTATGCCGTTCCTGACCGAATCGGGACCTTTCTCCGCCGGCTTGATGTTAAAGCCAAGTCGGTAGATTTCCTCAATGCTCTTGGGTTCGGCTGAATCCGCCACGATCTCCCAAGCCCGGGTAATGCCCAGCGACCGCAACTTGTCTGCGATGTCTTGGTTGGTCAGGCCCGTGGAGTAGAGTAGTTCTTGGATGAGCAAGCAGTCCCCTTGGCGGTAGATTGCTACGAGTGCAGTTGGGTCGTTGCTGAAGCCCCAGTCAAGCCCTAAGGCGACGAATTTGGCTCGGCTGACATCGATACCCTCCACCACCTCGAAGTCCTCGTATATCGCTCCCTGAAGCGTCCCGACCTGACCGAGGCCATAGACCTTCCACCAGTTCGCCCAATACGCAGACGTTTCGGCTTTGGTGCGGTTTAGTTCGATGTCCCGCTTGATGGTATCAGGCAGAGCCTCGTTGTCGTTGTAGGTTAGGATTATCAGTTCTGCATCCTGTTCGGGCAGGACCTCGGTATGCGCCCAGAACTCGTGAGTCGGGTTAAAGTCGATGTAGATGGCCTCGCTGGTACGAATGGCGAGTTGGTAGTAGGACTCGAAGTCGATGTTGTTCGCCTCGTTGATGTAAACGACCTGCCTCCTTGCCCCTCGGAGCCGTGCCTCGGAATCAGCCGAGAAGAACTCGATGATTGAACCGTTGGCGAAGTGATAGGTGAGCAAAGTCTTG